TTAAAAGAGTTGTGGGACAGGCGTAAAGCAAATAAACTGAAAGATCCGGGCAATGAATGATGGAATAACAGTTGCAGCAGTTATGGCCGGTGTGATGCTGGCTATAAAGATAATTTCCTTCTTTATTGATAAAGCCAAGAGTAAGGAACCTCCTCCATGGGCTGAAGATATAAAGAAAGCGGCAGAAACAATCAACGCATTGGAGATGTTCGATTGGAGAGCTAAAGATATTGAAAACCACGAATGGCATTCTATTGTAGATAGTGATGGTGTTAAGAAGTGGATCTTTAGGGACGATGTTGTCCAGAACATCAGGGAGACTGCTGCTAACAACAGAGGGAGACTGCTGCTAACAACAGAAAGATGCTAGAGGTCATGTTAACTATGGTAAAGAAAGATGGGGAGCATATTGAAAGAATACAGGAGTTTGTTCGCGAAGTAAGAGAATGGAAAAGATATGGGGGCGCATCATCTGAAATAATACCACCTAGATTAGGAGAGTAAGAATGAACGCTGAAAAGGCCAAGGAACTGATTGATGGTTTCGAAGAAGGTAAACAAGAGTCCATCAGGATCAGGCGAATGATAGAAGAAGAGATACCAAAAGTAGATAAGGTTATCATATCCATGGACAGGATACTTGCTGTTAAGGGTATCCCGATTCCTAAAACTAATCTTAGAGAAGCTTGAAAAGTTATTAACATCTAGACCCCCCTCACACTCCCCCCGTAAGTAATAGGCACCGGGCAGGCCCTACGGGCCTGTACCAGTGTCTTTTTCTTTACGTTTGTTTATAATCTAAAATGGATTCTAGTTCAAAGATGTTATTAGCAATAGTTATTAACTAAACCTAATAGTATCTTGGTATGAAAAGAAACAAAAAGAAAATAGTATCGTATAGTCTTGATCCAAGAAATCTACAGTGGTTAAACTTGGAAGCAGAAAGGCTGAACAAATCCAAATCTTGTATTATCAATAGAATGCTGACAAAGAAAAGAAAAAGATATGAAAGAGAAAAGTCGTAACCAAAAGAAAGAAAGAAGAGTAAGAAAAAGACTCTATGAAAAATATGGAGATCTAATAAATTGCAAGACAGAAGATATCCCAGAAAAGCATCGTGGTAAAAAGGGTGGACTAAGGTGTTTCAAGAAAGTGTTACCAAGAGATGAACATGGTAATAAAGTAAAAGACGCTAAAAAGAAAAGATGTGGTAACAACTGTGCAAATGGAAGTCTATACTGTAGACATCATGGTGGTGCTAACAGTAAAGCATTAACAACCGGAAATAGAACATCCATGGATATGTATAGGGATGCCCATTCCGTAACAATGCAAGATTACTTTACGGCATTTCTAAATGATCCTTCTATTATGGACCACAAACAAGAACTGGCAACATTAAGAACAATGCTGATGGCCTACATAGAAAAGTACAGTAATACCAAACCAGTGCGTAGTCCAAAAAAACTAATGAGAATGATAAACCAGACAGCAGAAATGGAAGGTCTGGATGATTTTGAAAAATTCAATATGATAGCAGATATTGTAAGAAGCGAAAAAACGTTGCTTGATGGTGACGTGATGGACAGAATATCCAGACTGGTCACAAACATTGGAAATTCAATAGATAGAATTATAAGGAATGAGAAGAAAGATGGTTACTGGATGACACCGGAAGGTTTGAAGATTATGTTGAGGGCCTTCATGGATGCTATCAATGAAAATGTAGAAGGCAAAGATGTTAAGGATAAAATTAGAAAAGCTTTAATGCAAGCCAACACAAAAGCACATGGCGATATCGCAGTAAAGGCACAGGTGATAAATGTCACCCAAGAAGAAAAAAGCTAGTATCAATAAAATAAAGCGGACTGTTAGGAAGTTTTTCCAAACAATGTCTGACGATACCCTTGGAGATAATCAAAGAGAAGATAAGTTGGATGAACTGAGAAGTGACGTAGATTGCTTTTCAATAGAATTGTTATTGAAAGCGGCTAAGGCTGAAGAAAAAACTGCCGAGACTTTTGTATACAAGTTGTTTCTAAAACAAATCTTGATTATGAGGAAGTTGTGATGACATCACTTATTGAATCTGATGCTCAAATGCTTTTTAGCATGTTTCCAATTAAAGGGTATGATAGCTGGACAATCTTTTTGATATTTTTGGAAAACAGTACTGTGTGGAAAAAGGGGAAAGTTCACTTTGGGGCTTGTACTAAGAGAAAAGACATTTTATGTTGTGTATGTGTAAAGGAAGAATATTATAGAGTTGCTGAAGTATTTCATAATAAAATGATGAAACTTGTAGACAGTGGGGACATAGATGCTGACAGGTTTAGAATACATGGTCCAACTTGGCGTAAGCAATATGTTGAAAAGTTACTTGGTAAAGAGCTTGAAAAAATAAAGTCTTATGGCAAAGATAACAAGAAAAAAGATAAGAGATAGAAACACTGCCCTACATGTTGAAGACCCGTTCTCTTACGTTGCTCAGGGATTAGACACTGACAACAAAGATGTCTGGGAAGAAAAGCCTGTCGATATCCAAGAGTTCATAGAAAGTAGGGAGTTCTTAAATTTAAAGTGGGATGGGAAAAGAGGCTGTCGTCCAAAAATAATGGAGATAGCTTGGGAGTTAACAAAAGACAAAGTACGTGAGGCAATGTTGTTATTGGGCAAGGGCAGTGGCAAAGATTATCTTAGTAGCATTTTGCACCTTTATGGTATTTACAAATGCCTTTGCATGTATAGCCCGCAACAATATTATGGTCTTTCTCCCGGTAGTCCAATTTATTTTGTGAACGTTGCCCGTAATGAAAACCAAGCAAGAAACGTATTCTTCAGGGAATTCATAGGACATCTTGATAACTGTGCTTGGATGCAGGATAAGTTCACTGATCCAGGAACACAACAAGTACAGTTTATGAATAATGTGTATGCGCTCTCTGGTAACAGTCAGGCGTTTGGTTGGTTGGGGTATAATGTTATTCAGTGGGTTGGTGATGAGTTGGCGTTCTTCCTTGAAAAATTAAAAGCTGATGATGAGAACGAAGCTGCCGAATCAAAAGCCTATGAATGTTGGGAAGCCGCCTATGGATCTTGTATTACTAGGTTTGAACATCATTACAAGATGATAGGTATTACCACACCACGTTTTGATGATGACTTTGTGATGAAGAAGTATGGGGAACTAGAAAGGCGAATGAAAAAGGATGGGACAGCTTATGTGAAACAAGCTGCGACATGGGATATAAATCCATTGCAAACAATGGATGGAACTTATGGTCACGCACTGGCAGTTAACTACAGAAGAACTATGCGTGACTTTGGTGCTGTGCCGATGGGTGTGATAGAAACGTTTTGGGGAGATCCTGATTTTGTTACCAACAATGTGTGTGAATCATGTAAGCAATGTGAAGTGTATAAAACAAGAGATGAAACAGAAAACAGGTATGCTTGTGTAGATAATGCAGAATGTCCGGTTAATCCGTATAGGGGCAATGGGGCATTTGATGAATGGTTTGTTCCAGATTTAGATACTCACTACTATATGCACTTTGACTTATCTAAAAATAAAGATAAGACAAGTTTTAGTATGGCACATATTCAGGATTGGGTAAAATGGGAACTTGATCCATTTGAAATAGAAAAGATGCATGATAGGGATGAAAAAGATATATCACTACTAGATGATGAAGATAGGTTTGTTGATAGGCCGATGATGAAGATTGATTTTCTTGGACATATAGATCCAGTAATGAAAAGAGATCCAAAATTGTTGAAGAATGGGGAAATCTATTATAATGGAATTTTACAGTACATTGTATTTGAATTACAGAGGCGTGGTTTTAACATTGTCCTGATTACGGTGGACAGCTATCAGTCGCACCAATTTAAACAGACCATTGAAGATCATGGTATAGAGACTGCACTATTATCACTTGATAGGACTGATGAAGTCCCAGTGAATGCCAAAAAAGCTTTTGTAGAAAATAGAGTGGAGTATCCTTATGATAGAACACTGGCAAGAGAGGCAAGGCACTTAAAGAAGGGAAAGATATTATAGATTCAGTGTTTGGTTCCGTATACAATGCAGAAAACACTGAAATGAATAGCGTTGCATTTGAGATATGCGTTGCTGGAACTGATGACGATTAAGGTGGTATTATGAAGAGAAAGACAATTGACAGTAATTTTGGTATTTCCAAAAGGGCTAGTGGATTCATTGAAGGTGCTACACTTACGGTTAAGGGTGCCACTGAACCAGTGATGGTCCATGTAAACCCTGAAGAAGCTTATGAACTGTACACAAACAATGATTGGTTAGGGGCAGTAATAGATCGTATTGTGGATGATTGTGCTATGGTGGATCACATGGTAGTACCTAAAGATCCCAATGCTGAAGTTACTGGTAAGCTAAAATCTAGAATTGATTTTGTAAATGACTTCCTTTCTAATCCTAATCCAAACAAAGAACCGTTTAAAGAGATTAGGAAGAAGATGATCAGGGATGCGTTGGTGGTTGGCAGGGGTGCTATGGAGAAGGTGAATGATAATGGTAAGCTAAAGGAACTGTATTCGCTATCCACAAAGAGACTAAAAGTAAGAACAGACGAACATGGTAATCTGTACAAACGTAAAACCTACAAACAAGAAGCTACCAATGCTATTGGAAGAACAATAAATACTAAGACCAAAGAGCAATTCTGGAATATTGATGAAGTAATCTTTATGGTCCCTCGCCCTGTAGCACATACGCCCTATGGTATTAATCCACTAGATACAGTGGCTACCAGTGTCTCTACTGATTTGTTGAGGGCGACACACAATAGCACTAACTTCCTTAACGGTTCAGAAGCAAGTGGAATTTTGTCAGCACCGGGACTGAGTAGAAGTGAACTAAGAAAATTCAGGCAATATTGGGAAGATCGCCATAAAGGTGCAAGTAGGGCACACACTATGGCGATTATGAATACCAAGGATGTTAAGTTTGAAAGAATGTCCGAGACTAACAGGGATATGGAATTTAACAACTATGGTAAAGAACTAAGAAATAAGATCTTTAGTGTTTACAAAATGCAACCCTTTATTCTGGGTATTGTGGACGAGACAACTTCCAGGCTAGACCCATCAGGGCAGGTGAAAGTATACAAGATGGGTGCGATCAAGCCCATGTTGGTAATGGAAAGTTATCATTACACTATGGAGATCTGTGAAGATGGGTTTGGGTTTAATGATGTTATGATTATCTTCCCCGCTATCGATAGGGAGGATGCTAAGGAAGAAGCAGAGATTGATGGGGTAGATATAAAGAATGGTGTAATCGTAGTAAACGAACGTAGAGCTAAGTTGGGCAAGCCTCCAGTAGCTTGGGGTGACACCCCCTTCCAGCTTGCTCCCGGTGGTGGACAGGTTGATCCAAACACTGGTCAGCTTATTCCTCCACATGAACAACCGAATAATGGCCCCAATCCAAAACCGGCAGAAGGTAAGAAGCCTGCGAAGAAGCCGGAAAAGAAACCAGAGCCATCAGCAAAAGATATCATGGATGAATTCATGAAAACGTATGCCAATGTTTTTGTGAAGGATAAGAAGAATGCTGAAAAAGTATTTAGTGTGAAAAAAGTCAAAAGGCTTTTTAAGGATAAAGACGAACGCAAATTTGCCAGTACCTTTATTGCCAGCATAAAACTTTTATCAAACATTTTTGATGGATCTTCTGGAGAATTCAGGAAGAAGATAGATAGAGTAATAAAGGATATGCAGTTTGATCAAGATTATTACAAACTTTATTTGGATTAAACAATGGCTAAGAAAAAACATTCAGGTCGGTTGAAGAGTAAAGTTATTACTACTTCTAAAGAATTCAAGGAGTATGGCATCCCCAAAGAATATGATGCTGCCATGTTTTTTGAATACGATGACGAAAAGAAAAGCAAGGGGCTTAAAAAGCAGAAGAGACAGCAGAACAAAGCTACAAAGAAAAACGGTATACGAAAAATTGTTGGTTATGCCGGTACCAAGTTTAAGGATAGGGTGAAAGATGTAATTCCACTTAGTACTTGGAAGAAAGCAAAAAATGACTTACTGCAACCGGGTGCTAATACTTCATTTTTCAATCACGACACTGACAAGCCCATTGGTAAAGTACTGAAGACAGTAGTTGATGATGTCGGTTTGTTGGTAGACGTGATGATTAGTAAGGCAAAAGACGTTGAAGATATTTGGACTAAGATTGAAGAAGGTATTCTCAATGCTTTGTCGATTCGCCTTAGACCAAAAAAGGTGAAAGTCATTGAGGATGAAGAAAGCGGAAGGATAAAGGAGTTTAGAATTCTCGATATGGAGTTGTTTGAAGTAAGTGTTGTAGGACTTCCTGCTAACGCTAAAGCAACTATAAATGATGTCATAGGTAAATCACTAGCGAAAGCTAACAAACAAAGAAGGAGTAATAGAATGGCTACTAAGAAAAAGAGTAGGAAGAGCAAGAGCAAGAAGTCTACCAAGCGCCAGAAGGATATTAAGCAGAATGGTATGACGTCTGCTGAATTTAAGAAGGCTCTTGCTGCGAGTAACAAATCACTTGGTGACACCATTGCCGCTGGTATTGGTGAAGCTATGAAGAGTGTTGCTGCTACTCAGATGTCCGCGAAAGATCGCAAGAAGGCTAAGAAAGCCAAGGAAAAGCGGGCACTTGATAAGGCTCTTAAGGAATCGCCGGTTCTTGCCGCGATTTACAAGAAGTTGGATAAAGATGACGACTCTGATCGTAAGGGTGGTCAGGACGATGGCAAGGAACCCAAGCGTCAGAAGGGTGTTCCTGAGAAGTGCCTAGAAGATGTTGAAGACGTGAAAACGGCTGAATATGTCTGCTGGCTCATGGGCGATGGCGATAAGAAGAAGTATCGTAAGCGCGTGTGGAAGGGTTTGAAGCCCGAAGAGCAGGAAGCGGCTACTGAGTACTACGGTATTTACTTGATGTCGGCAGATCTCGGCCGTCGTGGTTAACTAAAGAAAAAGAAAGGAGATTTAATCTCATGGCTAATATGTCCCTAGTTAGAAAAGCACTCTCGGTTGCTACCAGTGGCGAGAGTATTTCTGCATATCTTCCTGATCCTCTGGCTCAGCAGGTTTTGGAATTTGTGCGGGAAATTAACCTTGTCCGTAGATTGGTGAACGTTTTCACCATGCGTGACAGAACGTGGAAAAAGCCGAAGCGTACCTCCGGGTCATCGGCTTATTACATTCCTGATGGCATCACGGCAACGCTGTCCGACTTCGTGTCGACCACCGTTACGTGGGAAGCTAAGAAACTGATGAATTACATTATGGTTGATGAGGAAGCCATTGAGGACTCTCAGCCGGACGTGATTCAGCAGGTACTTGAAGATGCAGGCGATGCACTTGGTGAAGCAGAAGAGTATGCCTTCTTGCAGGGTGATACTAGTCATACGGCTACAGCCCCGACTCCGGGTAGTGCAACTGCTGCTAACTGGTACGTTCGGGATAGTAGGTTGGCTTTTGACGGTATCTTCACTGTGGCTGATGCTAGTGGTGCAACGGAAGTTGCTGCTGGCGGTGCCACGTTTGATGAAGATATGGTTAATGAAGCGATCTACAATCTTGGTAAGTATGGTCGTAACAAGGGTAATCTGTTTGGAATTATGCCACCGGATCAGGCAGCGAATGTCCGGATGCTGGATAATTTCAAGGATGCTAGTAAGAGCGGTTTGAATCTTGCTAGTTTCATTACTGGTATGGGTTCCGCTGGTGAAGGTAACAGTGTCGTTACCGTGATCTACGGTGTTCCCCAGTATGAAGCTCCGTTGGCTCCTGAAGGTGAAGCAGTGATCATGCACAAGAAAGCTTGTGAAATTGGTGATCGCCGCCGGATCAAGATGGAATCTGACAAGGTTATCGAGTCTGATCAGAGGAAGTATGTGACTAGTGAACGTATTGCGTTCCAGTTTAACTACACGGACATGACGTGTCTGATCAAGAATCTTAGCACCGATGTAAGCTTCTCGTAAGCGACATAGTTCTGGGATAGAAGAGCGCTCTTAATCGGGCGCTCTTCTTTTTTGTTATTAAGCTATGCAAAAGATTGAGATAAATGATGACTATGTTCTTGTTACTAGACAGGAACTGTCTAATGCTGCTAAAAACCTAATACTGAATGTAGTGACTAATGCTAACGGGGAAGAAGTAATAGTATTTGACTATTATGTAAAGGCGAACAACAATAAAAGCTATTTAAGCCACTTTGTTAACAAGTACAGCCTAGTAGAGGGGTACACCAACCCACCGTGTCTAGTGATGCTTAAAAGGCTGTTCAAGGACGGTCTGGGTATGCACCAACTGTTACTGCTGGCAGTAAAACAGGGGGCAAAGGTCAAACATGTCCAATCCACAGTAGGTATGGTGGACTTGGATGATATGGCTGTGGATGGTGCTGAACATTACAAATTGTGTAAAAGGTATGCTTGGGATTTCTTTGATGGTGAAAAGATTCTAGAAAGAGATGGTAACAAACACAAGCTGAAAACTAGAAGAATGCCAGAAGGTAGGGTAGCAGTATTCATAATCACCAGTAC